TCAAACGCAAAATGCGCGAATCCGGCGGTGTTACTACTATCGAACTTAATGGCGTTTACTTCACTGCTTATGATGGTGTTCCATTCATCCGCAACGACTTCATTCCAATGACCGGTGATACTACAGATATCTATGTAGGTAGCTGGGACGATGGTTCGAGTACTGGTGGATTAGTGGCATTGACTACTTTCGGTGACTTGTTCCATTACACTGAAATTCCAGCAACTACTACTCACGACGCTACATTAGTTCGTGTTGTATTGTACGGTGCTGCTACAGTATTCAGTCCATTGGCTGTTTCTGTAATCAAAGGCGTGGACGTTGTTGCTACAGTACCTCCAGTAATACCTTAATAGGTAACACTCACTGAGTGATTTGCAATAATGATAAATAAAAAGAGCAGAAATGCTCTTTTTATTTAATTGGAGTTTCTTATGGCTTTAACGGTAGGTTTTAATACATACATCACTTTAGTAGAAGCTCGCTCTTACGCAAAGCATTTCAATTTGCTACCGCTACCTATCGACGATACAGAAGCAGAGGAACTACTAACTCAAGCAGCATTCTCTCTCGATCATTTATACAGCGGACAATTTCTAGGAATCAAACAAACTGCCGAACAACCAATGGCGTGGCTAAGGAATGTGAGGTATCCATTCGATAGCTATGGCGATCCTCGTGATTGGAGCATATTTCCAATTGAGTTAGGACAAGCACAAACGACATTGACTTCACTTATTCAAAGTGGCACACAAGTTTATGCACAACCAGCACCGCGTGTTAATTATACACGTTATCAAGTAGGAACACTAGTGCAAGAATTGCACACAACCGATGCTTATTCCTTTTCCGAGAACGCACTTTACACTGTCACTCTATTACTTCAACCTCTACTAGAAGGCAATGGCGGTAAACTTTATATTACTAGAGGTGCATAATGCCTGTTTCAAGTGCCCTATTTCAGCAAATAGCTTACAAATTAGTGAATCAAGTATTCAAAGATGTATCTATTCCAGTCACAATAGTTCGCCCAATCTATAATAATTACGATGTAGAAAGCGGATCATTAGTGACTGCCTATGAGGAATACCCAATCCTTGCTGTGTTTGGACCATCGAAAAATAATAATTTGTGGGCACAAACAAGCGATAACATTCAAACTGCTACTTCACAAATCCTATTTGCAAACATAACTCTACCTATCACTCCCCAAATTGGAGTTGATACAGTAAAGACCCCAGACAATAAGGTGTGGGAGGTCATTGATGTGGTCATTGACGAAGCTTCTGCATCGACTATAGTGAAACTAAATGAGATATTTGAGCCATGAAAAACGTTCTCACAATCGAATTGATACGACCCGTCTTTAAATTGTTTTGCTCTAGACAGGAAAGAGATGATCACATTCGAATGCTTGCTACCAATATCGCTACACAAATCATTGCACAAGAAGAACAACGATTCAATGAAGAAATAGCGAAGCAGTGGAACATAGTGAATGGACAAATTGAGAAGATAGAAAACAAGGCGAATCGAAACTATGGACAGCGCGGACGAAATAAGCAAGACGATACATGATTGGGCTGTGGCTCAAACACAAGCAATGCAATTAGATCTATTCGAAGGCATTCGCGCCGACACACCTGTCGATACTGGTAGAGCCCAAAGCGGGTGGTACAATAAAGTCGAAGTAAAACAACTAGGCGACACAGGTGAGATAGAAAACCAAGTACCATATATAGGGTGGTTAGAATTCGGTACACAGAAAATGGACCCTTTTGCAATGGTTCGAACTAACATGGCGAGGGTAACGAGCAAATGATAGCAGAAACTGTAAGGAACTTCTCCGAGGAACGAACAGCCATTGAGTTGCGCTTTGAAACTTTCTTTGACTCATTTATAGTGCCCGTACAATATGGTAATGTTTCAATCTTAAAGAAAGGATATGAATCAATTCCTACTCCTTACCAAGGATCTGCATTTGTACGACTCGATATTGTGGGCGGATTTAGTCAACAACAAGAAATTTCACGACTCATTACTACTATCAATGGATTGATTAGTATAAATGTATTCACTAAGCAAGATATAGGAACTACTACAGCGAAAGAGATTGTAGATAAGATATTTCCTATCTTTAATGCTCAAGTATTTAATGGCATTACAACCGGAGCATCTAGTGTGAGAGTTTTACCTCCGAATAATGGGTGGTACAATGTAAACATTACTACTCCATATAGATGGTACTACTGTAATTGATAGAAAGTGATAAATAACATTTAGATTTACAATAAACTTTTTGAGGAACAACTTATGTCATGCCAAAATTTTGCATCAACGTCGGAAGGTACGCTCGCATACGGGGTGCAAACGGCGTGCGGAACTCCTGCAACCGATTTAACTGCGTTAAGATTTACAAGTGAAACACTTAATCAGACCGCAACCAGTATTCAATCGGACGAAATTACACCGAATAGAAACGTATATGACCTAGTGAGAACTGCTATTTCGGTAGCTGGTCAAGTAAATATTGACTTCTCCTATGAAATGTATGATGATTTCTTACAAGGATTACTACAATCCGCTACTGCACTCGATGGAGTGTTAGGTACTCCAATCACTAATGGTACTACCAAGCACTATTACACTATAGAAAAAGACACTCCGACTGCGGATGGTACTCACTATTACAGTCAATTCACTGATATGCAAGTTGCTTCTTTCACACTTAACACTACACAAGGTCAAGTGGTAAATGGTGACTTTGGTTTTATGGGTAGCGAAGCAATGGTCAATTCGAGTACTTCTCTCGATGCGACACTTCCTTATGATCCATCTCCTGCATTTCCTGTATTCAACTCACTTAGCAATGTTTCACAAATATTGATTGATGGAGCTACTGCTGGTTATGTAGAAGGCATTAATATTACAGTCACCAATAACTTGCGCGAACAAAGAGCGATCGGTTATGTGGCTCCAGCTGGTGTTGCAAGTGGACAGTTCGTTGTTACTGGGTCAATCAATTTGTATTTTGCAGACAACGCATTATACACTAAGTTCTTAAATGACCAAGCATTCACACTAACCTTTACATTGGATGACAAAACAGGTGTAGTGACTGGTAATTCTTACACATTCAACTTTCCGAATTGTAAATTTGAGAATATGACCAAGAATATTACTGGAAACAACCAAGACGTATTGCTAAGTGGCACATTCCAAGCACTTTACAATACAGGTATCGGCGGTACAATTTCTATTTCGAAACATGATGCTACAGATGTCTGATTAAAAAATAAGAACTATTTAAACGTGAATTGCCCGACATAGTTCGGGCTTTTTTATATTTGATAAATAACATTAATCATTTAAGGAGAAGACAAATGACTAAAGGATTTATCAAGTTCGATGCAACCTCAGAAGCTGATTGGTTTGAATATAATGAAATGAAGTTCTTAATTGGCCCCTACTACGGACACAACTTCCGCAAAGTACTAGGTGCAAATTATAATTGGGCAGATGCAGAAGGAATTACAAGAGAAGGCGCAAAATACTTTAAAGATTTGCCCGCCATTGAAGCAAACAAGAAGATCTATAGATTGTATGCAGATTCACTATTGCTTGATTGGGAAGGTGTTACGGAAGGCGGTAAGAAACTCAAATATACACCAGATGCCGCGTTTGATTTGTTAGTTGAATACGATGATTTCGCTCAATTTGTGATAGCAAGTGCTATTGATGTGAGAAAGAAACAACTCAATATACAAGATGAAACTGTAAAAAACTAAAAGAGTGCGTGCGATGGCAGATCAAATATGCGGGTGCGCACGCACTCAGCCCGAATAGGGCATTACAAATGTTTGGACCAAGACCCGAAGTGCCCGCCGGGTACGATATATACTTAGAATCATTCAATGATTTGAGTACAGAAAGAGTAATAGGTGCGGGCGGACTAGGCCCAATTCCGGTTACGAAGATAATGGAGTATGCAAATTTGGTTGGTATGCCAGATATGTTTCAATTTAAAAGAATTATAATGCAACTCGACAATGAATATATAACGCTCATTCAGAAGAAGGACTAATATGGCTGATCAAACATTTACCCTTAATGTAGAAATATCAACTACCAATGCTCAGTCATCACTTAAACAAGTCCAAGCCGAGCTAGACAGAACTGCTGCCAAAGCAAAGAGTTTCAGCAATGACGCAAGGAACTCATTCTCAAATTTCAGTAAAGCTTCAACTGCAATCGGTAAAGAACTAAGAGCTACAACTGTCGCTGCTTCAGGATTGAATGCGGAATTAGTAGGCATTGCTGGTCCAATTGGCGTAGTGGCTGCTGGATTCTTAGTTGCTTCTACCGCAGCGATAGGCAATACACTTGCAATGCTAGATGCGGCAGATTCCGCTGCTGAATTAGCAGACAGTTATGGATTAACTGTAGAACAATTGGCTGCTTATGACTTGCTTGCTGCAGAAAACAATTCAACCACTGGCGCTTTGATTAGTACCTATGATAAACTTGCTAAGGCACTTAATAAAGTTAGTGAAGGTAATGAGAACACAATAAATGCATTTCGTGATTTGGGTATTGCTCAAGAAGAACTTGTTGGCTTAACTGAACAGGAAGTTGCTGGTAAGATTATTGCGAACTACGATGCTCTAGGTAGAAGTATACAAGCAACGGCAGCTACACAAGAACTATTGGGCAAAAGTTTCAGAGAAAACATTCCTGCAATTCGCGAAGCAGCGGACAATCTAGAGGACTACGCTCAACGTGTTGAAGATGCCGCTCCTAGTCAGGCGTTTATAGAAGCTGCTGGTAGACAAGAGAAGGCAACTAGTGATTTAGGTCTTGCGTGGAAAGCACTTCGCATGGATATTGCTGAAAGTACTGCTGGCTCTACTTTAGCAATTACTGAATTCGCAACTGATTCTATTAAGTGGTTGGACAAATACAAAGGTGCAATTCTCTCCGCTGCAACTTATGATCCGGGTATCATAGGTACATTTGCGAAACTACTGACTTCACAACAAGAGTATGGCAAAGAAAGAGAGAAACAAGCAAGAGAAGAAGCTGACCGCCTTAATAAGCAATGGCGCTTCTACAATGATTATGCTAATAAAGTAAAAACTACTTTCTTGGATCTTAGTAATGTACTAGGTACTCAGCCAAAAACTGAACCATTCACTTTAGTTCGCCAACAAGCTACTTCTGTACAGCCATTGACTCATGTAATTCCTCAAGGCGTAACGGATGCATTAACGAAAGCAACACAAGATCTTAATAAGGAATATGAACTACTTCAACAAAATGGTGATAAGGCAGCACAATCTGTTACGAAACTTGCTTATGAATTACAAGCCGCAAGTAAAGACAGCAACGGTAAGTTCCTATTAAGTTTCAATGATGCATTAAAACAAGCGAATACATTGCTTCCGGAATTTCAAAAGAACTTAGATGCAGCTAATCAACAAAAGTTTGATGCTTCTATTCGAGCACAAAATGATGCTTATGAAACTCAAATTAAATTATTATCGACTGCTGATAGATTAAAGAAAGCAGCAATTAAATTCGAAGCAGAACAAAAAGCCAAGTTTCAAGATGCACAAGGAAATATTCCAGCTAATTTGGCTCCGCAACTCGAAGCAGAGAGAACAGCAGAAGCACTTAGACAAAGGAAATTGTTAAAAGCAGAAACTATTGATTCATATCATACTGAATTAGAAGCACTGCGAGAAATTGTAATTATTAGAGAACAAAATTTAAAATTACAAACAGAAACTCAAAAGAAAGCATCTGAATTTGAGAATAGAATACAAAAAGGATTCTCTGATGCCGGATTCTCTTTGACACCAGAACTAATTGATTTAATTATTGAACGCGGTCACGAATATGAACAGCTACTTGAAAGAATAAGAGACATTGATATTGCTGAAAACTTTAAAGAAGCTACAAAAGATCTCGGTGATGAACTTTCACTGCTTCAATATCAAACAGATCACTTCTGGGAATCCAATGCAGAAGGAGCATTTGCTGTTGAGTCTGCTTATCGCTCACTTGCAAAACAACTAGACCCAATAGGTCGTGGTGCAAATATTACAGAAGAACAAGAAAAGTCAATCAGAAACCAATTAGAAGCAATTGAAAATCAAAAAGCTTTATTGGAAATGAATGAAAAGATTAAAGATAGCTTTGTAGCACTTGGGGACGCAACTGCAAAATGGGCAACTGGTAGTGAAGATGCAATTGAAGAAGTAAGACTTGCACTTGTAAGATTAGTGTTACTAGAAGCACTCAAAGCAAGTGGATTAGGTACCAGTGGAGGCATTGCTGGTGCATTCGTGCAAGGAGTATCAAGTGGTCTCAGTGGAGCAAGAGCTGATGGTGGTCCAGTGTCTGCAGGTAAGTCATACTTAGTGGGTGAAGAAGGACCAGAAGTAGTAAGATTCAATCAAGACGGCTTTGTAGTTCCGAATAGTCACCTTACTTCTACAAGTAGTTCAAGTCCACAACTAAACTTCGCACCGAACTTAATCATACAAGGCGGAGTAAATGGTCAACGTGAACTAGATTCTGCATTTCAAACATGGACTACAGAGATCGCTTCACAAGTACAACAAATGTTCCTGCAACAAACAGGAAATGGCGGAATATTAAGGAGTAGATAATGGCAGTTGCATATCCAGATATATTGTATGGTCAAGGTAGTTCGATACAAACCGAGCCGCGACTAATAATGAGTGATTTCGGTGATGGATATCAACAAGTCATTGCAGACGGAATTAATTATCTACCTAGATCCGGAACACTCGAACATCCATTAATGAATAACACAAAAGCAAGTCAACTATTAACGTTCTTAAGAGCTAATAGTGCTGGACAAGTAGTTACTATTAAGAACTTCATGGAAGATCCTACTGGTGCTACTACTTTGAATGTGCGTATTACGAACTGGTCGCATAATCAAAATGGAATTACACAGAATTATTATGTAAATTTTAGAGAGGCATTCTCAACATGATGGAAGCCCAACAACTCGATGGTAATCAACTTGTCACGCTCATGGCAATTGATTTTACTGCGTGCATAGGATTTAAACCTACGGGTAATCCATTGCTATTCCTTAGTGCAAATAGAAATGCAACAGAAGATATTGTGTATGATGGTAACACTTATCAATATGTAGGATTTAATACACAAGGCTTTCGCAGTGAGATCAATGGCGGCATTCCTGTACCAACGATCATATTCGACAAAGCAAGCCTATTTGCAAATGCACAATTCTTAGCATTATGGGATGAATACATTCTACAAACAGGACAAGATTACTTTGACCCAAGAGGAGCCAAAGTCAATATCATTCGCGTAATGAATCTTAATACATTGGCGACTACAGATGTACAGGAATTTGTTGTCTCTCAATCAACTAAGATCACAAAAGATACAGTTGAGTGGCAACTTGCAGTGAGTCTAGGTATTGATAGAGCAAATAATAATTCAATTCAAACACTTTCTGTTAATAGATGCTCATTAAGATATAGAACGTGGGATACAACTACAAACAATTTCGCTTATACGGCAGAAGATGCGGGCGGCTGTCCTTATGGCAACCCAACTACTACAAATGACTGGTCCGCTGTACCAAATTTCGGTACTAAATATTACACGAATGAAGACCAAGAGTTAGATCCTGCAAATAAGAAACTAGATAAATGTAGTTACTCCGCGTTAGGGTGCCAGTTAAGATTCGATCCAGCAAAGACTGGACTGGTTCTACCTTTTGTAATGCTATACTCACCAAACATCATGGGGACTACAAGTGTCTGATATCACAACTACAATTCAAGACGCATTCACTAAATCACGTGATATGCGAATTGATTGGCATCTAGTACAAAAAGGGTCAAGTAGTTTATTGACCGGTATCTATGATCAGGAAGACGCATTAGTTAAGGGCTTCTATAAGAAACCTGCCATTGCTAACGGAACAGAAACAAAACTTGCAGTCGTATATGGCGAGGTAATGATCACTCCGTATTTAATCGATGCGGGTGTAATTAGTTCTGTGAATGATGCAGCCAGTATTCAAAAGACCTATCGCTTTATTGCAGGTGAAGGACAAAACAGTGGAGTAGTTACTGG